GGTCACAGGCGGCAGCTGCTCTAGGGCGGACATGGCTGCCAGGGTGAAGCTCTGCACTCCCCATCCGAGGCTGATGATGTTCATTTTGGTGGCCATCCGTTAGCCAGGATCTGCTGTATCTTTTCGTCCGGCAGGACTTCCCCGGCAAATTTGAAGCTTAGCCGGATCGCAGTTTCGTTATCGATCCAGCCGTTTTCGGTCATCGTGGAGAACGCCTCCACGATGGTCTTGGCCGCGTTGGCCAGGGATTCGTTATCTTCACGGCTGATGTCTGGCGTTTCGGCCGTGGCCTGGATGTCGATGAGGCGTCGGATGCCCCGGACCTGGCAATGGCGGATGTAAGCTTTTTCTACCAGGTCCACCAGCACGTAGCAGAAGTCTTTCTGGCGCATGCGGAAATGTCGCTGCGTGGGATCGCCCATGGCCTCCGCCGTGCTCTTGGTGGCGCTGCTGCCCTCGGCCAGGAAGTGGAGCGGTATGTTAGCCCCGGCGGCGATGGCCAGGCGCAGCGCCTTGCCGTCCGGCTCGGAGTCGTAGCCCTGAATGGTGGAGGCTGGGAATTTCAGCTCTTCGCCCGGGCCGGTGACGAAAATGTTGCCCCCGGTGGGCGGGTTGGCCTCGTATTGCTTGCGCTTGCGCTCCACTTGGCTGTCGTCCTGGATCTTGATCCAGGCGGCCGCCATCTCGGTGCGTACTTTGTTGAAGCGCACTCGGTCCTTCAGCCAATCGGAATAGCGTTTGACCCACGGTAAGATGGGCGTCAGGTCGCTCTCGCCCCGGGTGGCGCCCACCGGCTTATTGACGCTGTAATGCAGCAGGACCGGGGTGGGCGGTTGCTGCACGCCTGCGGCTGTGGGGGTGGGGTCCAGGGCGGGCCAGTACTTGGGCTTGACCTGGCCCGGGATGCGCTCCTGGTAGCCGGTCTCTTTCTCGTAATCTTCGGGATCCGTCTCCACCTGCTCGATCTGGCGGGCCGGGATGGTGCGAATGTAGCTCATGCCGTCCATGGGGTTGGTGAACAGGGCGATGAACAGCTCGCCGGAGCGGGTCAGCTCGTCACACCAGGCTGATAGCCGGCGGTCGATCAGGTTCTGGCGGTGGCTCCAGAAGGCTTGGGTGAACTTGACCGCCTGCATGGGGTGCTCCACTTTGATCCTGATGCCGTCGCCGACCACGAAAGCCGTGGTCAGGCGTACGATCTGGCGAATCAGGAAATTCTTGCGCCAGGCCTCCAGGGCGTCGTCTAGGTCCTGTGCCACGTCGTACCAGGTACGGTCCGCCGGCCCTCCCCCGGCGGAGAGCAGGGTGTCCCAGGGGCCCTCGTCGGTGATAGCCACCGACTTCAGCTCGGTGGTGTCGTTGGCTGGAGCAGATGGGCGCAGGGAGATGGAGCGGATGCGGTCGAGCAGGCTCATGTCTGGAATTCCTCGAAGGGCACGCTGCCCACGTGGCGCAGGTTGGCCCAGTAGCGCATGAAGCGTTGCAGCTGTGGCTCGGTCCAGTGTGGGGCTACGTACTGGTTGCGGAAAACGGAGGTGAGCGGCTGGTAGCGCATGGGGAACACGCTGACCTTCAGCTTTCGCAGCGTGGTCAGGCGATATAGGGCGTCTTCCGGTGTGTCCTTGTAGCCGATGAGCACGTAGACGGATGTTTTGTTCTTGGGGATGCCGATGATCTTCATGAGGTGCAGGGCGGTGGTCACCTGGCGCTCGTGGGCGGTGTCATCCCAAGCCAGGCGTACCTTCTTCAGGTCCAGCTCGGCGATGCGCTCCAGGTGGTATGGTTGAAGCAGGCGGGCGTCGAGGCCCTGGTTGAAGTCCACGTGGGGCACCGGTTTGAGCTTGTCGATCACCCGGTCGAAATGCTTCCGGGAGGTAGCTAACAGGTTGTTATCGCACACGATGGGCCGGGGCTGCCAGTTCTTCAGCTCTGTGATGTCCCCCTCGATCAGGGGCACCACGCAGAACGGGCATCGCCGGGGGCAGCCTCGGCTGGTGAACGTGGCTAGTGGGTTGTGGTGCGGCAGGGCGTCTACCCCGTTGCCGTTGACCTGCGCCAGGTCTTGCAATATTTCTGGCTGCAGCATGACGGCTGGTCCTCCGGCTCTTACCTTGAGGCCTTGGACTCTGTACCAGGCGGCTTTCTGGTGAGCCTCCTGGAGCAGCCAGGAGAAGACCACCGAGATGTAAGCCGTGTCGTTTTCGATCCAGTCGGCCATGCCCCTGAGAGGCCAGGGTGTCTTGATGGGTAGTGGGGTGAAGGATGTCATTGGATAAGTGCCTTGTAAAATTCAGGTCTCTTTAGCCGGCGCACGCGGCCGGTGTTGTTGTTCCTGGCCGTCAGGGTGCCGTTGCGGTGGCACACCAGTACCGTCCAGATAGGGGCGCCTCTTTTCCATCGGCGCGTGATGAGGTCCCCGGGTCTCACCATTCGCTGCTCCCTTTCTCAGGCCTGGCGATGACGGCCGATTCTCCGGTGGACACAAACAGCTTGCCGGCCCGGATGAGGCGGTCGGCTTCGGCCAGCAGGGCTGCACTCAGCAGGCGGTCGTCGTGGACCGGCACCGTTTCCCCGCTGTCCAGGGTGACCCGGGCGGAGGCCGGCACTTCCCAGCGCAGGCCACGCTCGATGTTAACCCCCTCAGCCAGCTCGTAGCTGCAATGTTCGGCTTGGGTGAAGAACCACCACGAGTCGCTCCCTGCCTCGTGGTGTACTTCTTTGGATTCATCGGCGTAAGGGGAGCGGCCGGAGACATTATTGTCGGTGAAGTACTGAAAGCGTCCGGTTTCCACCAGGGCCAGGAAGTCGTTACCCAGGCGAGCCTTGCCATGGCTCTTGGCGAAGTCGAAGCCGAACACCGGCCGGGGGCAAGCCTTGACCAGGGCGTCGGTCAGGCCCTGCCCCACACCACTGGCATCGGTGATGGAGGCAATCACGTGCCAGTGGGTGAGGTACGCTAGGAGCCTGGCGAATAATGACGGCTGGGCGGTACCGTCTTGAAAATGGCGGCTCCCCTGGTCAACCAGCAGGTCGACTACCTGGAAGAGTGGGCCTACTGGATTGTGTCCTACGATAACCCGGGTGATGGTGCATACGGTGTAGTCACGGCCGGGGTTGGTCAGGTTGGCGAAGGCGGAGGTGGCCGCCTCGTCCTGGCCGCCCACGTCGATGGTGGCCAGGTAAACCTCTCCCTCGATTGGGTGCCGCAGGCGGGGATGCTGCCCTTGCATGAGCGCGATTCGGCGGGGTGGGAATAATCCGGCCGCTGTGTCCAGCGGCTCGTTGAAGAGTTCGGTTTTCACACTCGGATGCTCTCGGCCTTTCATCCTGACCTGGGTTTGCACAAACTGGCCGTAGTGCGGGTTTTCCTGGCCCACCTCGTCGGCTGAAATCATAAACACGCGTCGGATGCCGTCCTGAACTTGCAGCTTCTCGAGACGGCCTTTCAGCCGCCACAGGTAGTCGTGGGTGGTGCGGACAGTACCCACATACAACCCGGTAGCATTGGTGCTGGCTCGCATGGGGGTGAACCGGCGTTCGATGATGGGCTCCACCTGGTCCTGGGCCTCGTTGATGATGAGCAGCAGGTTAGCCGTGGCCCCCTCGGCCCGGGCCTGGGGGTGGCCGGAGAAGAAGGCGCAGGAGGCGGAGCCCAGCCCTCGGCGCAGCGGCTTGCTTCGGGTCCACCACTTGCCCGAGAACCAGTTGTTATCCAACCGGGTTTCCAATCGGGTGGTGCCGGTGGTGATCTGCTGGGTAGTGGGGTACACGTGCACGATCTGGGCCTCGGTGCGGTGGAACAGGGCCAGCAGGAAAGCTATCAGTTGGGCGATGGCTTCGTCCTTGCCCGACTGGCGGGGGAAGATCCACAGGAATTCGAGGCCTTTCCCCTGGAGGCAGGAGTCGATGACGGCGTTGGCCGGCGTCACCTGGTAGCGGCGGAGGGGGACCTGGATGACCAGGCCGGAAAACAGCTGGATGGAGGTCAGCACTTTCTTCAGTCGGTCGATCATTTGGTTAACATACTCAAGACCTGTAGCCCAACCTGCATGACCAACGCGCCCAAGATGAGGCGCGTCATCCAAGACTGCCGATCCTCCAGGCGCTGCAATCGGTACTCCACCCAGGCACCCCATGTGTCCTCCGGCTTCGGCATTTCGCCGCTATGGCGGGGAGTGCTGAAACGCTGG